TTTATTCGAGAGAACAAGCTGAAACGCTGTTCTGAAACTGAGGTGAAGGAAAGAGTTAGAGATATCTGTAAAGATGTCTTTAAGTCCTATAAGGACCCAACTTATTGGTGGAACCCTTCTGTGAATGCTTCTTATGAAACTTCACGTGATAAAGGGGGTGCTGCTAGTGAGATAAATCTTTCAACTTCCTGGGACGATTTTGAATTTGTTGAAATTCAAGGGAAAAATAGCTTTAGGGAATTTATTAAAGTTCCTAAAGTTTCCATCAATCTCGATTTAACTTCTCGAATTGATTGTCGACCAGTTGCCTTACCGGAACCACTTAAGTGCCGAGTTATTACCGCAGAATCTGCGTGGGCTTCATATGCGTTGAAAGGAGCTCAATCGGAACTTTGGAGGTGTCTAAAGCAGTTTCCTTGGTTTGTTTTAACCGGAAAACCTTGCACATCCTCGGATATTCCCGAACTAAGTAAAGGAGAGAGCTGGATTAGCGTAGACTATTCAGCAGCAACTGATAATCTCTCATCTTGGTTTACTAGGTATGTTTTGAAAGTTATTGCACTTCAAACAGGATTACCCTTTGGACTCATGTATGAGTCACTTTGTCAACATCGTATTAATTACGGGACGAAGAAGGTACCTAGATTAGAGGAACAGAAGACCGGTCAGTTAATGGGGAGTATACTATCATTCATAGTATTATGTCTCTGTAATGCGACCGTTCTAAGCTTAACAGTTGATCCGTACCTATATAATAGGAAGACGTCGATCCTGATTAATGGTGATGATGGCCTTTTTAAGGGGGACCTTAATACCTTTAGTAGGTGGTCCTTTATCTCATCAAGCTTAGGTCTTAGCCCGTCAGTTGGAAAGACATACGTAAGTGATAAATTTTGTGTTATTAATTCACAACTTTATTATCGATCGAAAGACTCTTTAGTCAAATTCTCGAGATTCTCAAATATGAGTGCACTTACTAGTTATGATTCCAAGGCGGGGGCGGAGTTGAAGATTCCTGATCAAATGGCAGCATCTTATGATGACTGGATGGCGGGCTTTGATGCCCTTGATCAGAAGACCGCAGTAGAAGCAGAGAATCTGTGGTATCATTCCATGTATGACTTTCTATCGAAAGGAGAAGTAGCTGATAAATCGGTAGCTTGGTATGCTCCGAAATGCTTCTCTGGACTTGGTATTAGATTACCTAAGTCAGGAAAGGGGAATGATAAGGTTTTGAACTATGTTCAACGTTGGAGGGCCTTTAAGGCCATTCGAGACAAAAAAAGAATCAATCCTGTTTACCCTGTTTTATATAGGGCTCAGGAGGGTGTTATTAACAACCAGACTTCTGATTCTGATGAGATTAATTATCTCCACTCAGCATATAATCCTTCTTTCTACAATCATGTAACTGAAGATATATGTCGAGATTTTGGACTCGATATTACCAAGATCCAACTCAAACCACAACCGACTCAGTTTGTGAGTCTCCTAGATCGTATTGAAGCAAGACAAAATCTTAAGTCTTCACCGATTTCAGCAATTGCTGAGGCTGCTTTATCACAAAAGACTATTTCAGAAGTCTTGCAGCTTAGAAAGAGGGAAAAGTTAATCTCTAATCTTAGAGTTCCTTCTTGGTTTGATAAACATCGTATAGTTCGTGTGGTTGACCTCCAATGGTTATCAACTGAAGATGGTACTTCAGGACCACAATGGAAACCGAAAATTCCAAATTATAATCAGGATATTGAAATGCCTAATTATACCTCGTGGCTACATGATATTGTGTCACAGAGGACCCAGTTGGAGACTCCTGTGCAGGAATCGATCCCTTTAACCGGACAATTATTCGGTGATGAAGAGGAACTTCTTGCATCCTTAGGAGGTATGTACTGGGGTTAAGTCCGACTGAATGAGTGGACCAGGGTGTCGCAATAGCAGCGGTTGAAGAGGTGTGATAGCCTCGAAGGAACCGGGTCTTTGGTTAGGGAGAACCTCATTAATTGAGTGTATATAGATCCCGATGATCCAAAGTTGGCAGTGTCATACAGGTTATGAACTGACCCCACTACAGAACTGTGAGTAGTGCGAATTCTAATGAAAACCAGAAGAATGCTTAATGCGAACAGAGCCGTATCTAGTACGGACCCCACCAGTAATATTAGGTTGTTATTCTAATATATGTGAATGGCT